GTTAAAAAAATGTGTGCGCAGGTTTTGGGCAAAGGGGGTTTCGAAAACCGCGCATATTGCACCAGGGGGGGCGGATCCTATCCAAAACGCTCAAAAAGCGACGGAAATGACAGGTGGTAACGTGGGCCGGGGGGAGCGGGGGGGAATTTAATCTTATGAATAATTTAGATGCAGTGTTCTCGTTAGATTTTAGCGGCGATGACTTTCAGAGTTCGGAGGGGATTGATCCCCGCGTGATGCGGATGCGGTCAAAGGCCGATCTAAAAAGTGCCATGCGAAAAGAAAAAGCGGCGGAAATTATCGACGGCGTCCCGGCAGTCGGTGAGTCGGTGCATATAGTCTCAAATGGTTCATTCGACTATTGGGGATTTGTGCCGCTTATGATTGAGCATTTAGGTGCGCCGGTGACTCGCGCCTATTTCTCGACGTGGACTCTTAACCGGCAGTGTTGCAAAGAATTGTTTGAGATGCTCGACGATAGACGAATTAAGCAGTGTGGCTTTCTCACTGGGATATATTTTAAAAGCCGAGAGTCTGCAATTTATGCGCAACTTGTTTCGGGGCTGCAGGCGAGGGGGCAAAAGTTTAAAGCGCTCGAAAACCACAGCAAGCTCGTACTGCTTGAGTGCGGAAAGAATTATATAGTGATGGAGGGCTCGGCAAATTTTACCGCAAATCCACGCATCGAACAAAACACAATCTACAATTCAAGGGAATTGTTTGATTTTCATGCTGAATGGATCGAGGAGGTCTTGAGCAAATGAAAAAAGAAATTGTAATCGAAGACGAAGTTAAAAAACTCTCTACTGCTGGGGCAACCTGCGAGCAAATCACAAAAGATCTGGTAAAACAAACAGGCATCGACGAGCGCGATGTCTTAGCGATCTATAAATCTGTCGAGGAGCTCTGGCGTCGTCGCGGTGTGATCGATAAAGACTTAGAGCGGGGCAAAGCCATCGCGCAGCTCGACATGCTTTTTCTGGCTGCGGTGCGAATCCAAGATTTCAAAACCGCTTTGACAGTGCGCAAAGAATTAAACGACCTGCTAAATTTGAAAAAGGCACCTCGACTGTCAGAGAGCCCACTGCTGAAACCGGCAAAACTTGAAAGGCTAGAAAATGGGTGATCGTGGACCTATCAGCAAGAAGACCGCGGCGATTCGTGCGCTGGAGGGCAACCCGGGCAAGCGGGGCGGGAATACTTCAGAGCCGAAGCCTGCGCCGTTGGTGGATTTAAAGCCGCCGAGCTTTTTGCCTGCGGCTGCAAAGCGCGAATGGAAGCGCGTAGTCATGCAGCTCGCTCGCCTGGGGCTGATCTCGGATCTCGATGTGATGGCGCTGGCAGCTTATTGCAATGCCTACTCGACTTGGCTAGATGCAATTAAAAAAATCAAAGAGACGGGCATGCTGGTGCGCTCGCCGAATAATTACGCAATGCCGTCGCCTTATGTGAAGATTCAAAAAGACGCGCAGGCCGAAATGATGGCCTGGCTTAAAGAGTTCGGGATGACGCCTGCGGCTCGGGCGCGGGTCAATGGCGAGGGCGACGATGCCGAGGAGGATCCGTTTATGAAACTAGTGAATCGTAAGAATGGGGGGGCTGCGTCGTGAATGATCCGGTGACTCTATACGCTGAGCGGGTGCTGGCGGGTGAGATCGCGGCGGGGCCGTATGTGATCTGGGCGTGTGAGCGCCATTTTGCGGATCTGCAGCGTGATGATATCTATCTTGATCTGGAAGAGGTGGCGGTGCATCTGGATTTTTTCAAATTGTTGAAACACTGGAAAGGCAAATGGTCCGGCACGGCGATCGAGTTGGAAATGTGGCAAATGTTTATTCAGGGCTCGATCTTTGGCTGGAAGCGTCGGCTCGACGGGCTGCGGCGTTTTCGAGAGAGCTATGTGGAGATACCGCGTAAAAATGGAAAAACGACGATTGGCGGGGGCACTGGCATTTATGGGCTGGCGCTGGATGGAGAGCAGGGGGCTGAAATTTACGCGGTAGCGACGAAACGCGATCAGGCTAAAATCCTGTGGACGGATGCGAAAATGATGATCAGCAAATCGCCTGCGCTGGCGAAGCGGATAAACTGCTACGTGTCTAATATATCGATGCCTTCGATGGCTTCAAAGTTCGAGCCGCTCGGGCGTGATTCTAAAACGATCGATGGTTTGAATACGCACATGGGTCTGGTTGACGAGCTGCATGCCTGGGAGGATCGGCTGCTGTGGTCGCAGGTGGAGGATTCGATGGGCGCGCGTGCGCAGCCGTTGATCTATGTGATCACCACGGCGGGGGTCAATCCTGAGTCGCTCTGCTATGAGAAACATGAGCACGCGATCAACGTGCTGGATCCGGCAATGGAAGAATATTATGACGATACGCTGTTCGTTTATATCGCGACGGTGACGGATAAGGACGCGTTTGACGATCCGCTGCAGTGGGCTATGGCGAATCCTAACCTGGGCGTATCGAAGGGGTTGGAATATATGGAAGATCAATGTCGCAAGGCCATTCAGCTGCCGAGTCGCATGGTGGATTTTCAAGTAAAGCATTTGAATATTTGGAGCCATGCCGCCGAGCGCTGGTTGGATCTGGCGCGGTGGAAAGCTGCCGAGGATGCCGCGCTGCGCCTGGAAGATTTCGCGGGGCAGCCGTGCTACCTGGGGCTAGATTTGGCCGAGGTCAATGATATGTCGGCGCTCGATATCTTGTTCCCTGGGGATGATGGGATCTGGCGCAGTTTCTCGATTTTCTGGTGTCCCGCGGAAGATATATTGGAACGCTCGAGGGCGGACCGGGTGCCTTATGCGCAATGGGCAAAAGCCGGGCACTTGCGGTCGACGCCTGGCAGTGCGACTGATTTTGATTTTATCGAGGTAGAAATTCGTGAGCTGGTCGAGCGTTTCGATGTGCAAGAATTATTATATGACCGCTGGAAATCGTCGAGCATCGTGCAGAATCTGATGCGCGAGGAGGTGGTGACGTGCGTGCCGTTTGGTCAGGGGTACCAGTCGCAAAGCCCGGCGCTCAAGGAGATCGAGCGGCGGCTGCTGAATGGCACGCTGCGCAATGCGCCGAACCCAGTGCTGAGCTGGAATGCGGCAAATGCAGAGACGATTCGAGATCCGGCGCTGAATATTAAATTAAACAAGCGCTCGGCGCGAAAACGAATCGACGGCCTGTCGGCAAAATCAAATGCGGTGGGCGGCGCAATCCTGAAAAACAAGGCTGAGCGCAGCGTGTATGAGGACCGCGGAATCATTGAACTATGAGTGACAACAATTTATTATTTGCCGACGAATTGGCTGATGCGCTGCGCCGCTCGCGGTGTTATATTTACGCGATGAAAAAATCGGGTTTTGCGATGCCAGGCGGTACTGCGACAGTGGCCGAGGCGCGGGAGTGGCTGCGGGCGCATCCGAATTTTTCGACGACCAACTATTTAAAAAAAACTTCAGGAGATGCTGGCGCGGTACCAGTGGCCACTCTGCATGTTGATTTTTCAAAATAACGACTAATAAAAATATTATGAAAACGACAACAAATAGGCTAGTCGATGACTGAGCCACAAAACCAACGACAATAGATAAGGATTAAGACTATGGGAAAACCAACTGATACAACAAACACAGCGACGGCTCAGGCATTGACTACGCCGTCTGGTTATGAACTGACGAAGGAGATGCTAGACATCCTCGACCATACCCAACACCGCGCAACTAGAGGTCTATATTGTGGAGGCTCGGAAGCGATGGACAAGCTCGTCGATATGGGGCTGATGGAATATCGCGGAACGGTGTCATGGTGTCCTGATAAATATTACAGCATCACGCGATACGGATCTGATGCGCTTTATCTTCATAACGCAAAGGATGAACATGCCTGAATCATGAGTGATCAAATATACAATGCCGCTCCAGTCTGCCTTAAGTGCCAAGTCTCCCATCGAGGCGAATGCACGACAACGCCCAAACAGGCATTGTCTCACTCCGACTTGTTCTACATGCGATGCGGAGATTGCGGCCAATTCGTAGAGCGCGACAGGTGGATTCTTAAAGATAACGCTCATGGATACACTCACGCTTTGTGCGGAGATTGCTTGAGATGCTACGATGACCCTAATTAAAACTATGGCTTACACATATCACATCGAATGTCCGTGTTTGGACAAATGGAACCCGTTCATCAAGGGGCGATCGCGGGGATACTGCGACGGCTACATGCAGGCGATGCGTGGACAACGGCCTCGCCTGCATTTAAGGCTTGTCCGCTCTGACGGAAAAATCATGGACGAAATCGAGGCGCATGATGACGTTGGAATCGGCCTGGTTGCGGGATGGCCGACCGCCGAGCAGTATGAGTCAGCGGCAGAACGCGCCCTCGAACGTGCTGCAAAGATACGCGAGCAAAATTCTAAGCAGAACGCTCAGGATCAGACACGCGAACCCAAGACATCAATATGACAAAAAAGCCCATAGAGCGTTGTCTGCATCCTGTTTGTTCGGCTTTGCCCGATGTCGTTGGTGAGTGGGAATCCGCACCGTTTCGGTTGCATCGGCCAGTGCACATTACGGTTGCGATCACAGCGGAAACCACTGACGACGCAATCACGGAACTCGAATGGATGATTGAGCGACTGCGAGGCGGCGAGATGAACGCAAAAGGCCGCGGCGGATCGAAGGCGGCGTTCTTCGCGTGGAGCTTCCGACATGAGCAGAACGCCTAGATGAGATACGCCATGGATAAATCTACAGACAAACACGGCGGCGCTATATGGCGTTGTCTCAATCGTTTGGTTCGATGGTTTGGGCCGACGTGGTGCTGGGTGGGCATGATGACGTTTATTCTCACAGCTAACAGTCGCGCCGCTGGTGTAGATGCAATGCTAGTTGCATTTTTCGCGATGGGCTACGGCTTGCTGTCTGCGAATGAGCGCCAGAAAGCTATGAATACAGAAACATAAGGTAAAAATATGATAAAAAATAACGAAAAGCGATTGACAGAATACGAACTTCCCAACGAGATAACGATTATTGTGACGCTCCAAGCGCTAAAACGGCTTGATGAGTTTTTTTTGAGAATGAATCTCGATAATGGAGAGACGGAAGCCGGCTCGGCATTAGGTGCAGTGCTATGTTCGGAAATCGAGATTGAATGCCACAACCACTGCACATGGAGTGGACCGGAAGACGATCTAATCGAAGACCCCGGCCAGAGTGAAGATGACGCGCTAGAGAATGGTAGAGTTTTTGTCTGCCCCGAATGTCATACAAGTTGGGCGCTTCTCTCTGCGAACAAGAAGGACTAGGACAAGGAGGAACGACGCAGCTCCTAGCTCCGTTTGGTTCTACTTTTTAACGCTACAATAACACTAAAATACAACAAACTATGAAGACAGTAATATTCGATATAGACGGAACACTCTCATTGGTAGGCGACCGCGTGAAATGCTTAGCAGACGGAAATTGGGATGAGTTCTATGAGCGGTGCGGAGAAGACCTCCCGAATCATCCAGCGATCCAAACTTACCAAGCTCTGCACGCTACAGGGATGGGGCCAGAGATGGTCTTGCTTACTGGTCGCAGGGAATCCGTAAGGCCACAAACAGAAGAGTGGCTGCGAAAGAATGGAGTGATCGGGTATAAACATCTACTGATGCGCCCTGATGGGGATCGTCGTCACGATACAATCGTCAAGCCTGAGATGCTGCAACTTATCGGCATCCGACCTGACTTGGTTTTTGAGGACCGAGACTCGATGGTGGAATACTGGAGAAGCGTATGCGTGCCGTGCTTCCAAGTGGCGAAGGGGGATTTTTAGTAGAACGACCAAAGTCTGCCACCTGCGGACACAACCAAAAACGACCAATGACACCAGAAACTACCGAATCAGAATTAACGCCGACAACTCCCAGCGGGGAGCAGGTTGGTAGCACTGCCTTGTTCTGCTGGGTTTGGGAATGCGTATTGACCGATTACACAGACGGCATGGCGTTCGCCTTCGCCGCTGATGAGGCCGGAGCGTGGGATGCTCTCAAAGAGGCTGACCACACAGCATGGTGGAATATTCGCGGACACTCTGAAGACCGAGACGATCCACGCCAACCATACGAATTGCCGAAAGATGTTCCTCGCCCGAGAAAGGTGACAACTCCCGAAGGCTTCGCTTGGTGGGGTGGTGGATAATCTGAAGCAGAACAACGAAGTTGGTGGATGCGAGCCAACTGATTTAAACAACACTGGCGCGTGATCTCGCATTCACCGCACTGACTGGTTATGAAAAAAGAATATGAAACAGTAATACTAACGAATGATGAAGGGCAAAGACTTCGCATCTACAAAATAGAAAATACCGATGATGAGTTTTGCATTGGGTTGGAGGGTGAAGGACAAGACCACTTTTGTTTCAGAGCTAGCGAGGCTGAAATGATCACTGATGCTATTAATACAACCGTGGATCAATACGATTGAATCAAGCGATCTGGTTATACCTCCCAAAATTTTACAAACAATGAAGTGTCTCATGACTGAGGCACGAAGGAATTGTGAGCGCTGATTTGTTATACTTTTTAACGTAACGACTGGAACAATATGGAACTATTCAAAGAAAACGAAGTGGCGAGCAAATCGCCGTATATTCTATGGCGTGAAAAACACGGCATACAGACAAAGCGCCGTGAAGATATTAACGAAGACGAGGGCAAGTGGGAAGCATGGGTTGGTGACTATGAATCGGCGATGTTGGATGCCATGACTTGCGGCACATGTTACCCGTGCGATCATCCCGATATTGTGTGGGATGCAACAGAAGAGACCGCCGTCCTAGAGCTGGCGAAGCGGCAGGAAATCGCCTACGACTTTTAAGTATAACGAATAAGTGAGGGACTTGTTCCCTCGACTGTCTGGTTCTCGGCCAGACGTAACACAAACACGATAAATACTATGATGCGAAAATACTTAGAAGATCAACTAGATGCCATTGATGCGTCAGTTTTTAGTGGTGATGCGTTTCTTGATGCTGAAAACCGCAAAGAGTTCAGACGACTAATGGATCGATGGGAGAAGGAGCTGAAGTTATTCGACAAGATGGATGCTGAAATTCAATTAGAGAACGTAAAAGAGACTCAGCATTGAGTCGCATGACTGTTCTGCCCCACTGGAACTAGACTCAGTAAAACTCAGTTAAACGAGGTAAAACAATCCGTGAATTGTTTAGTCGTTCGGGCTCGGCCACTCTGTATGCATGCCGCAGCTATTTTCATCTATCGCAAAATTTATTCCGGGGACGGAGGCGCGTGCATCGTTTAAGGCGGGGGCGGTTGCGGCCCCTGCGGCCCCATCGGTAGAGACGCTGTGGATTAACTCGCTGTTGGGCGCGGCCTCGAGCGCTGGCATTAATGTTAATGAGCAGGTGGCGATGGGCGTTTCGACGGCGTATGCGGCGGTTAATCTGTTGGCCAACACGGTGGCGACGCTGCCGCTAAATGTTCACCGGCGAGTACCGGGCGAGCGGGCGAGTACCGTGGATTTAGATCATCATTTGCAGTCGATTTTGCACAGTGCGCCGCATGAGGATATGACATCGGTGGATTTTCGGCGCGCGGTGCAGGCGAATCTATCGCTGCATCAAAACGGGTACGCGATCATCGTGCGCAATGGGTTTGGCGATATTACTGGGTTGATCGCTCGGCAGGCGAAGGACGTGCAGCCGAAACGTATCGCTGGTGAGTTAAAATATATTGTGGATGGTAGCACGTTGGATGGCAGCCAGGTGATCCACCTGCGTGGCACGTCGTTTAATGGCATCCTGCCTGCAAGCCTGACTGATACCGCACGCGATAGTATCGGCTTGGCTGCGGCGCTGGATAAAAACGCGGGCTATTTTTTCAAGAATGGCTCTTTCCCCGGTGGCTTCCTTGAAACTCCGAACCAGTTGAGCCCCGAGGCGCTCAAACGTTTGGAGGTGGCTTTCCAGACGGCGACCGGTGGCGAAAATGCCAGCAAAGTGAAAGTTCTGGAAGAGGATTTAAAGTTTCGCGAAGGCAGATCGAAGAATAACGAGAGCCAGTTTGATGAATCTCGCGATCGTCAGGCGAAGGATATTGCGCGTTTCTTTTCGGTGCCTGGGCACAAAGTAGGGATCATCGGCAACCAGCCGCGTGCCAATGTGGAGCAGGAGAATATATCGTTCGTCACTGATACGATTCGCCCGATCTTGGTGACCTGGGAGCAGGCGCTGGATCAAAAGCTGCTGAGCGCCGAGGAGCGGAAAACGCATTTTATCAAATTTAATATCGCGGGGTTGCTCCGTGGTGATCTGAAAACGCGCTTTGAGGCGTATAGCATCGCGCGTAATGGGGGGTGGATGAACGTCAACGAGATCCGCGCTCTGGAAGATTTGAGTAATATCGGCGCGCAGGGCGACGTCTATCTGCAACCGCTTAACATGGCCGATGCTGCCAATAATAAACCCGACACCAAATGATTAAAAAACCATCTCCTTTGCAGACCGAAATCCGCAGCGCCGTGACTACTAGCCGCGTCGAGCTACGTGCTGGCGCTGATGGCACGATGCCGACGCTGGTGGGCTATGCTGCGGTGTTTGATTCGCGCACCGATCTGGGCTGGTTCGAGGAGGAGGTGGTGGTGGGTGCCTTTACGCGATCGTTGACCGATGGCGACGATGTGCGAGCGCTGTATAATCACGACAGCGCGCAGGTGATTGGGCGCCGCGATGCAAAAACCCTGCGCCTAGAGGAGGACGCGACCGGGCTGCGGATCGAGATCGATCTGCCCGATACCACTGCGGCCCGCGATCTGATCGCCAACATCAACGCCGGCAATATCGACGGCATGAGTTTTGGCTTCCGTGCCCGCGAGCAAGAATGGATCGAGCGCGAGGATGAGCCCGAGCTGCGCCGTTTGATCGATGTCGAGCTGATCGAGGTCTCTGCTGTTACTTTTCCCGCGTATCCAGATACGAGCATCGCCAAGCGTAGCCTCGAACTGAGCCGCACCAAATCTCCCGCCGGGCAATCTGCCTCGGAAGAGCGCAACGAAAAACCAACTACGCCGAGTTTGCAGGTGCTACGCTTGCGAGCAGCCCGGCTTCAATAATCAAAAAAAAACCGTAGATATTATGAAAACATTGATCCAAATCCTCGCCGTATTTTTCGGCGCATATATCATGCGCAGCTGTTTAGGGCTGGGCATTGTCGCACCTGGTGGCGGCTCTCAAACTCTTACTCAACGAGTCGAAGCGCGGGGTGTGCTGGTGGCTGAGCTGAATGGCATCCTCGACGCACCGGAAGGGCGCAGCGAGGATCAGCCCAACGGCGAACTATCCGCAGCGCAGCAAGCGCGCCACGATGAAATTAATGCGGAGCTACGCACGCTCGATGCGCAGATCGCTGCGGGTCAAGAGCGCGTCGATCGTGACAATCAGCAAGCGCAGCTTGAAGCACGCGCAAGCCAAACTGATACTGGGCATTTCGTGCCAGGCATCCATCACGGGCGCAGCCGTGGCGAAAGTCGCGATCTCGCACAGTTTAGCCTGGGCCGCGTGATCCGTTTGGCCTCGGAGGGGCGCGGCTACGATGGTATCGAGGCGGAAATGGTCCAGGAAGGCGAGGCCGAAGCGCGCGCTGCGGGCTTTTCGATCCAAGCTGGCAGCATCATGGTCGGCTCGATCGCCCTCAGCTCTGGTGAGCGCCGTGATCAGACCGCGACCGGCACAGCCAATCTGGGCGGTAATTTGGTGCAGTCTTCGGTCGGCTCGCTGTTGGATGCACTGATGGAGAAGTTAGTCATCTCCCGCCTCGGTGCAGATGTGAATGATGGGCTGGTTGGTAATTTCTCGGTCAATCGCATCGTGCGTGGCACGGCTCCGTCCGATAAGGGTGAAAACGCCGCCGCGACTGAGATCGGTGTAACGTTCGAGAATGCGCCGCTCAATCCGCGTCGCACGCCGTCGTTTGTTGATATCAGCAAGCAGCTGTTTATGCAGTCCGGCGAGCGCAACCTGGAGCGCCGCATCACGAATCACGTGCTCAGCGAAACTCGTATCGCGATGGAGAAGAGCTATATCCTCGACATCCTCGCGACATCCGGTATCGGCGATATCGCGCTTGGCACCGATGGTGGGGCCCTCACCTATGAGGACATCGTCAACCTAGCCGGCCAGCTCACCGCGGCAAACGTGGATCCGGATGCGATCAAGTATCTGCTCAACACCTCGGTCGAGACTGCCTTGATGCGCACCGCATTGACGCTGGATAGCGGTGGCGAGCCAGTCGGTGACGGCAAGATCTTGCCAGCCGAAGCGACGCGCCTCGCCGGCCGTGGCTTCGAACTGTCTAACGTGGTGCCGAGCAATTTGGTCAAGGGCGCATCGGGGGCAGTCTGCTCCGCTGCGCTAGTGGGCGACTGGTCTGGATTGTCGACTGCACAGTGGGGTGGCATCGAGTTTCTGGTGGATAACCTCACGCAGGCCACCGAGGGCATGAATCGCATCCACTGCGCCGTCTATCACGACAGCGTCGTAAATGATTCCGGCAAGTTCGCCGCCACACAAGACGTGCTCACTGCGTAATCAACTCTTATAGAGGGGTATAAGCAAAATAACAGGGGGCCCGGTGGTGCGTAGCACTACCACTGCCGGGCTTTTTCCTTAATCGTAAAATCAAATTATTAAAAAAGTTATGTCAGATGATAAACAAATAGTAACGATCACCACCGGCTGCCGTGCAGCGGGTAAGTCATTAACGCGCGGCAAAGTGTATACTCTGCCCGCGGCAGATGCAAAACTCGTCGTGTCTGCGGGCCGTGGCGTCTATGGCAAGCCGATCAAAGCCAAAACCAAGAAAGCCGAAGAGAAAGCCGAAGAGAAAGCCGAAGAGAAAGCCGCACCGAAGGGCGACGGCGACAAGTAAGCGCGGCGTACTTTTTCAACGATCACAAGCTTGTTATTGTTAGTCACAAAAAAGTCCAGCGGCGGGGTGCGTTTGATATTCCTGCCGCGCCGCTGGCACCTATTTTTTCAGAAGACAGAAGACAGAAGGCAGAAGGCAGCGGCCAGAACTTAGAAATTAAAATCCAGCATGAAATACATTTTCACACTCGCACTCGCACTGTCACTCTCACTGTTCGCGCAGGCCGCGACCAGCACCATCGAGGCGCTACCCGATGCCACCACGATCAGCGCGAGCGACAAGGTCTGGATGGTCGATGTCGATGGCACGCCTGCCGATGTCGATGCCACCCTGGAGCAGATCGTCTCGCCCTTTGCGGCGGACCCGTCGAGCAACTCCGCATTTGATGCAGCCGAGTGGGCTGCGGATTTAAACATCACCTCCGCCTGGGCCGACGTCACCGGCAAGCCGACCACGCTCTCGGGCTATGGGATTGCGGATGCTTACACTGTCACTGCAGCGGATGCTGCGTTTGCTACTGCCGCGCAAGGCACCCTGGCCACTAATCAATCTACTGCCATTATTAATGTTAAAAATGCGCCCTATGGTGCTATCGGCGATGGCGTGACTGATGACACTGCTGCGATCCAGGCGGCGCTCGATGTTGGTGGGGCTGTGTTTATTCCGCCTGGCACATACATGGTGCGTGACCTTGATATTACGGTCGAAGGGACAACGCTTTTTGGGGTGGGTTTTGACTCATGTTTAAAGCTGAACGCCACGGCTGATAGTGATTGGCGTGTCGTGAAGATCAACAAAAACGGATCGCGCTATTTTAAGAACGTCACGATCCATAGTCTTCAGCTCGATGGTAGCTATCCGGCGCAATCTCCCTATCGCGAGAATGAGGTGATTAATGGTGACAATACGGAAAATCTGACGATCCGCAACTGCTGGATTCACAGCGCAGGTCAAGACGGCATTGATCTTGATGGGGTGAACCCGGGTGCGGTGATCACTCACAATCGAATCTACGATTGTAATGGTAACGGCATTCATACGTATGGCGTGCGTAATGGTGATATAAGCTTTAACGAAGTTACCAACACCGGATTTGGTTGGTCGGTTGGTGGGGCATCCGAGCCTAAAGGCATCGACATGACTTACGATGACGACGGTGGCACGCTGACTCAAGAGGAGTGCCGACCAGAGCATACCACTGTTATCGGCAATAAATTTTCCGACATCATTGGCGCTGCCGCTGTTGGCGTGACCTCGGTGGCTCGGGGCATTAAGATCATGGGCAATTCGGTGGAGGGTGTCACCTCGACATCAACTGGTGGTTTCGGGTTAAGCGTCGCGGGTAACTTTCACGTCGTCAGTGGTAACTACACCAAGGCCACGCAGAACACTGGGATCAGTGTGACCTTTGCGGATGGGTGCTCGATTGACGGTAATGTGTCTGAGGATTCGTTAGTCAATGGTTTCATATTGGGTGCTGCGACGGGTGGCAGCGGGGCCAGTGTGCTGCGTGCATCGGGTAATACCTCGCTAAACGCCGCCGCCGTGGGATTTTATATCAGCGCGGAAAATGCGAAAATAACTGATTGCTTGGATGCAGACTCGGGCACGATTGGTTTCCACCTGGTCAAGGATGGGATTACGTGTGCGGGCAACACCACGCTGAGAGCCGGTGCGCAAGGCGTTTACATCGCAGGCGCTCATTGCACATTTAAAAATGGCGAAGTCACCGATGCGGTCGGTGTGGGCATTTATACGACCACAGCTCAACCATACGCCGATATTAGTGGTAACGTGATTTCTGGCACCGGGAGCCACTCCATCCAGCTCTCATCTCACGACGCGATGGTTCACGCAAATCGCATCCTCGATTCTGGTGATCGGGGGATCACTAATAATGGCACTGTGGATCGGGTCGTAATATCGGGTAATACCATCTCGGCCACCGTCGATGCGGGGATTAGGCTCGGTGGCGACAATCTCACCATTACGGAAAATTTCCTGCAATTGATTGGAGCTTATGGGGGGATTTCAATTACGACCGGCGATAACTACGTTATTTCAAATAACAATTTAAAGGACATCGTAAACTTCGCGGCCATTGGCGCAGCATCCTCAACCAATTACGGGGTGATTTCAGGTAACGTAATCCGTGCGACGGGTAATGCGTCTTTCCATTCGGGGATTTCGCTATCAGGAGCGAGCCCCGTCGTCATGGGGAATTGGGTGGAGCATTATTGGGGGATTTATCTAGCGGGCACGACCACTGATTATGTGATTACTGGTAACCGTTTGGATGGTTCTAATAAAGATTTAAACATTTCCGCGTCAGCTCCCACTACGGGGGTAATTGCTAATAACTATTATGTCAACGGCACCGGCTACAAGGTGACTAACTCAGGCACTGCCACTATCGCCACCGGAACGACTAGTATCGTTGTGGCTCATGGCGTCCGCAAAGCCCCCACTGAGGTGTCGATCGCGCCGACCAATAGCACGGACTCTGTGAAATTCTGGGTGACTAGCATCACTGATACACAATTTACGATCAACGCCGATGCTGATCCGACGACCGCCGGTCAGACGTTCACCTGGCACGCTCGGCTGAGCCAGTAAAAGGGGGCAAACGTAGAGCTTAAACATCCGTATCGACCGCACACATACAAAAAAACGCATGAGCGAATCAGACAAAAAAGGAATCATCGCGCAGATCGTCGTCGGCGTCGTCGTCGGCATCGTCGCTGGCATGATCACTGGCAGCGGCACCGCTTATATTATGGTCACTGAGGTGGATCGTAAAGTGGTCGCTGTGGATCGCAAAGTGGAGAGCCATATCGTGCAAAATTCATCGACCGAGTCTCAGATCCGCCGCGATGTCGCTCGGCTAGAGCAGGGCGATCTGCGGCTCAATCAAAAGGATGTGAAGCACGACGAGCTGCTGCACAGCCTGGACAAGTCGCTGGCCGTATTGGCGGGCTATATCAACGAGAAGGGCACCCACCGATGAAAGCCCTAATCTTTTTCCTCGCCGCATCACTACTGCTCGCCGCGTGCAACATCGTGCGCGTCGATTCGCAGCCATCCGGTGCGGCAGTCACTATTTACCAGGGCGCATGGAAGTCGAACGCGGGCATGAATAATGCCGTCGAAGCCACCACCTCACCAGCAACCGACGCAAACCTCGGCCTTAAATGAAACAAAGAGTCATCATCGTGCACGGGTTTAACGTCCGGGACCAGGGTCGCGACACCACGGGTCGTCTCGCTGAGATGATGCGTCGTATGGGTTACGATGTGTCGGAGTTCTCTACCGGCTGGCGCGGCCTGCTCGGTGTGCGCTTTGGTAATAAGCGCCGAGCGCAGCAACTCGCCGCGATGGTCCACCCTGGTGACTGGTTGATCGGGCACTCTGATGGTAATAATTTAATTGACCAGGCGCTGCATGAGTTGGCCTCGCTCGATGCGGGCCGCGTCAACTGTGTGTATTTTAATCCGGCCCTGGATAAAGACACCGCGCTCGCCGCCATCGTGAGCCGCTGCCTGGTGTTTCACACGCCGAGTGATAATGTGGTGCGGGTGGCGAAGTTCCTCCGCTTTCATCCGTGGGGCGCGATGGGGCGCACTGGCTACCGCGCCGCCGATGAGTCGTGGCATGATCCACGGTATACAAATATTAGCTATGAAAGTCTTGGTTTTGAGAATCTCGGGCACTCGGGCGTGTTTAAGACCCCCGAGTGCCTCACTATCTGCCGCGCTCACATCGAGCAACAGCTCTGCCCTCATTTTACTAAATTGCCATGATCGCCAACGTAACCCGCACTATTGAGCCGACCGTCGAACCCGTCACTCTCGACGAAGCAAAAGCGCACCTGCGGCTGATCGATTTTACCGAGGATGATGTCTATATCACCACGCTAATCTCGGTCGCACGGCGCGCGGTCGAGGATATGATCGGGCGCGCGTTGATCGATACCACATTTACCCAAACCGCCACCACCTGGCAACTGGCAACTGGGCTGTTGCGCGGCAATGCCCGCATGATCGATTCACTGAAATACGATGACGTGGCCGCAGTCGAGCAGACCGTCGATTCCGGCGAGTATGAGCTGGTCGCGTTCGCCGATGGCTGCGCGGCGCTCTATCTGCGCGACACATTCACCGAGCCTGATCTCTACGCTCAAGCCGGCGCGGGTCGGATCCGGATCGAGTTTACCGCCGGCTATGGAGCCGCCGCCAACGCCGTGCCGCAGCCGCTCACGCAGGCCGTGCTCTACATGATTACTCACCTCTACGACAACCGCGCGCCCGTCGGCGTGAATGTCAATCTGAACAAAATGCCCTTCACGGTGGAGGCGCTCAGCAATCCTTACAAAATTTATAACATATAAAAGAGAGCTGAGAGCTGAGGTTTGAAACCTCAAGCCTCAAGCCTCTTAAAAAACTCTCAATCCTGTTAAACTATGAATTGCGGAACACTAGATCGACTCATTCAGATCCATCGGCAAGCGGCCGGCCTGCCGATGGTCACCGCTGATGGCACGTATCTGACGACCAGCGACGGCACCGTGCTGACGACGAGTTCGCGCAAGGGTCGATTCGGCGCGGAGCTCGATGCGTGGGGGCTACTCGCTCAAGCGTGGGCGCGCAAGATGTCGGCGCGTGGTAACGAGCGCACCGCCAACGGCCGCGAAGTAGGGCAGCAGACTGTGGTGTTTCGGATCCGCTACCGCTCGACTCTGTCGATACTCGATCGGATCGTTTACGATGGCCACGCCTACGACATTGACGACGTCAACGAGATCGAACGCCGCAAGCTGCAGGATATTACCTGCACGCTCCACTCTAATACGCAACCTGTTTCCTGATGGCTGGCGACGAATTAAAAATGCAATTGCAAGGCATCGACGCGATGACCAAGAATCTCGCGCAGCTGGGCACCCGCGTCGCCGCGCGCGGGCCATCGACTGCGGTGCGTGCAGCTGGCGCGGTTATCATCCGCGAGATGCGCATGCGTGCGCCCAGGGCGACCGGCAGCCTAAAAAAGTCAATCGGGCAGAAGGTTAAAAATTACAAACGCAGCGGCACAGTGGCCTCGATCATTGGCGCACGCTCAAAAAGCTATGCCACCGCCCAGGGTAAACGCAACCCGGCCTATTATGCGCACCTAGTCGAGTTCGGCGTCAAACCGCACGCCACGGGCAAAAAGAAATCCTTTTACCGGCGCGGCACCGGGCAGCACCCGGGGCACCGGGCGCAGCCATTTATGCGCCCCGCGTGGGACTCTGCCGCACCCCGTGCGCGTAGCGCCGTGATCGATAAGATGACGCAAGTCTTCGACAAAGAATCCAAAGCCCTTAGTGTGAAATGAGCTCATTTTTAGAAACCCTCGCAGGCTACCAAATCGGCAATCTCCCCGCGCTCGCCGCCATTATTGGTGAGCGTCTCTACCCAGTCGAGGCGCCGCAAGATGTGGCATTGCCGTTTGGCGTGTTTACGCAGATTAGCGCCGCCGAGCATGTCACCCACGGTGGCAAATCCGGCTGGGGAAGTATGCGGGTAAATTACGAATTTTACGCCGCCACCTTCCACGAAGTGGTCGATGCGGCGCGTGCCCTGCGTGCCGAGTTTGAGGGTCGGAGCGTCACCCTCGCCACCGGCACGCAGAGCTGCTGGTGCGCAGTCGAGTCCGAATATGACGAATATGACTCAGGCGAGCGCATTTATCGCAGGTCGATCGATTTACTGTTCGAATATTCAATCTAAGCCCGATGGAAAACACCGAAAATTCTAAAATAAACTGGAACCTAATCGCGACGCTTTTTATCGCCATCGTGAATGGCATACTAGTGCCCGTGATGTTTAAAGTCTCTGATGATCTGAGTAAATTGCAAATCAGCCAAACTAAAACCGAATCGTTTGTCGAATCATTCCTAATTCAAGGGCCGCGTTTCACAGAAAAAGATTACCTCGACAAAGAGCGCGCCACGCTCGGACAAATACAGATGCAGGCCAGCCGGCTGTCTGATCATGAGATGCGCATCCGAGCGCTGGAAAAGGGTAAAAATAACTAATATAGAGCCGCCTTGCCGCCGCCACCACCACCACTACCAATCGCCTCGAAAAAAATGAAACTTAACAACCCTATTTTTATTAGTTTGATCACGCTCGTTTTCGGCTGGTTTGCGGTGCCCGTGCTGCAGTCAACGTTTCGCGACGTGGGGCAAGCCAGCGATACGACATTGATCGAGCTGCCGCCCTGGCAAAAAAAGATCGAGTTAGATATTAGCAACAATTCGCGGGACATCGCGCTGGCAAATGTCGAGCGTGCGCAGCTATTTAATGCCAGCAACGAGCATGGCTGGCGACTGGCTGAATATGCTAAATCGCAAAGCCTGCACCGTGCCACGCTGTCTAAAATCGAGCGCGAACTTACAAAAGTTCGCATCGAGGCGGCCAAACAAACGAGCATTATTAATGCTCGTTATGGGCAACAAATCCCTGACTCTCAATAATTTCACCGCGATCATGTACTATCGACCAGATCTCTCCAGAACGCACGTCCAACTTGATGCAGTACCCCGCCGCGCTGGGTGCGATCTGGTAGCGAGCCGCTCGGCACGCGCTGGCAAGGTAGAGCAGCACGCAGCAAAGCGCGGTGCAGCTGTAAATAATCGCAGACGATGTGCTCAAGCTCATTTCAGCTCAAACAATGCTACCGCGGCGGAAAAGCAAGTTTTTTTAAAAAATAACTAAAAATAACACCAAAACATCAAACCAATAACCACAAATAGAAAAGGACATATATTATGAGCGAAAAAGGCTTCGGCATTAAACTTGAATACACCACTGACGGCGGTTCCACATGGGTCGAGGTCGGCGAAGTGGCCGACGGCACACCGCTGTCGATCACTAAAGACACCTACGAGACCACGCACCACCTATCGGACAATGGGCATAAAACGTTCAAGGGCGGGCTGGTCGATTTCGGCGAAGCCACCCTGGTGGTCAACTACGATCCGACCGATGTCGGCCATGCACTCATGCGCACCCGCGCAGCGACGGCTCACGAATCCGCGCAGCAGTATCAATTCACCTACGGCGACACGGGTGCAACGGTAGAAACATTCACCGCGATCTGCACGGGCTTCGAACCAGCGGCACCGATCGACGATAAGCTATCGGCGACCATCACATTTAAAGCATCGGGAGGCGCAACCCAAGCATAAGCGATGAGCCAGGAGCCGACCATTACATATAAAGGGACCCTGCATAAGTTGCGAATCGGTAATGCCGCGATGATGCGGTTTAGCCGTCTGGGTGGCGATCTCGCCGCGCTGGAATCCGAGCCAGTCGAGCAGGCCATCACGCTCGCGTGTGCGGCGCTCGATTTGCCCGGCGATCCGATCGACCATGCCGACGATTTCCCGCCCGTGGCGCAGTTTGCCGATATGATCAAAAAAGCAATTGAGATCTATGGCCAAGGTTTGCCGGGGGAGCCCGTTGGCGACGCTCCGCAGCACACGCTCAAATCTGCTATGGATTAAATCGTGACGCATTCGACCAAAGCACAGCCGCAGACCTGCGCGATTTGCAAGCTGCCTATGAGGTGGAGCAATCGCGCATCGATGCGCGCTTTGCTTTGGTTTGTGCAGTGTTCGCCAATTGCCACCGCGACCCAAAACGGCGGCGTAAACCGTACTCGGTCGAGGACTTCATGCCACGCAAGGCTCCGCAGACGCGCGACGAGTTGGTCGCCAGGCTGCGCGCCTTCAGTGGCTCATTAAAGCCGATTAATTCTCAGCCCTCAAATCTCAGCTCTTAAAAAAAAAACCATGGCCACTAAAATCGGATCACTCTTTGGCGACGTTTCGCTGCGCACCTCCCAACTCGACAAGGACATTGCCGGAGTCGGCAAAAAGCTCAAAAAGATGGGTAAGAATATGCAATCGCTGGGTAAATCGATGACGATGGGTCTGACCGCGCCGCTCGCTGCATTCGGTGCGCTCAGTGTCAAAGCATTCGCCGAGCAAGAAAAAGCCGAAAGCACGCTGCGGGCATCGTTGCAAGCCTCCGGCCAAGAAGTCGACGCCAACATGCAAAAGCTCAAACGCATGGCATCGGAGATTCAAAAAGTCACCACCGTCGGCGACGAGATGAGCCTGGCGATGATGCAGCAAGCCGTGAGCATGGGCGTGCAAGCCGATCAACTCGACGAAGCGACCCGCGGGGCGATCGGATTGAGCAAAGCGTTTAATCTAGATCTAAAAATGGCGATGCGGGCCAGCTCAGCGGCGCTACTGGGGCAGACCGAAATGCTCACGCGCTATATACCCGAGCTTAAAGATATCGAAGATCCTGCCGAGCGTGTCGCCCTGGTGCACCTAAAAATGGGCGAGGGCTTTACCGTGGCCACCGCCGAGGCTAATGCAACAGGGGGGCAGTTGATCCAACTAAAAAACGCGTTTGGCGATCTGCAGGAGCAGGTCGGCGAAATCCTCGCGGAATACCTGACGCCGCTGATTGATAAGCTGCGCGCGCTGGTCACCAAGTTACAAGAGGCCGATCCAGCGCTCATGAAGCTCGGCGTGCAGATCGCTGCGGTGGTCGCCGTGGCGGGGCCACTGTTATTAATCCTCGGTAAATTAGCCGTGGTGCTGTCAAGCGTCTGGGCGTGGATCATCGCCGCGGGTGTCGGCCTCGGCCTGTTGCTCGATAAGATGGGATTTTTAAAAGAAATCGGCGAAGCGCTCGGGCAGTTGTTCATTGATATTTTTATTAATAGCAGCCTCACCGCCGCGCTCGGCAGCTTCCTCGGCATGCTGGGCGAGGTGATCGAAACCTTCACTGGTATCCAATTCTCCGCCAAGAAGGTGCGGGCCGATGTGATCAAAGTCTTTGCCGCCATCGGCAGAGCGATTGACGCCGTGCTCGGGAAGCTGGGCCGTATGTGGGAGCTGTTTGGCAAATACTCAGGCGCCACCGGTGCCGGCGAGGGCCTGGGCAACCTAATATCTTCGATTGCCTTTCGCGCCGCTGGCGGCCCCGTCTCGAGTGGCTCGCCCTACATCGTTGGCGAGCAAGGCCCCGAGCTATTCGTGCCCAAATATAGCGGCAGCATCGTGCCTAATCACGCACTCGGTGGCGAGGGCGGCGGCCAGACGATCAACATGACATTCAACGGCGTTGGCATGGAGATCCAGAGTTTTATCAAAAACAATCGAAGCGCGCTCGGTGAGATCGCCGTGCAAGCTGTGCAAGAAAACAATCTGAGAACCGTTTAAATAAACATTTTTTTTTTCAAAACCATGCCCACTTACCCGATCACCCTGCCCAGCGATCCGCGCCCCCGCCGCCTCACCTGGCATCAAGCCAGCCGCGTTGCCGTATCAAGCTCGCCCTTCACCGGGCAGAGCCAAGTCTACGCGCACCCCGGCCAATGGTGGGAGATCAATGCGGAGCTGCCGCCGCTGCATGGCGCCGCCGCAGCCGAGTGGGCAGCCGTACTGCTCAGGCTCAACGGCCGCGAAGGCACCTTTAAATTCGCGCCGACCGATGCCACGCCGCAGGCCAATGTCTCGGGCACCGTGGTGGTCGATGCGATCTCTGAGAATTATCTCGATCTGTCTGGCATGACCGGCACCTTCACCGCTGGCGATTGGATCCAGATCGAAACAGGCCTGTATCGAATCACCACCGGCGACACTGCCGTCGCCGGTGCTGCCACGATCGAAGTCTGGCCTAAACCGCGCAGTGAGATCGTGGCCGCCTCGAGCACCGTCGAATACACCGCCCCCGTAGGCGTCTTTCGCTTGTTCGACTCGATCGAATGGGAGATGGATGTCGCCAAAACCTACGGCTTCACCCTCGGCGCAAAGGAGGCAGTCTAAAATGCCACGCGGACTTTCAACCGAAATTAAAACCGCCATCGCGGCGGGCACCGTGCGCCCTGTTTACCTGGCGCACTTCGACTTTGTCGGCTACAGCCTGCGCACCTGGACCGGCGAAGGCGATCTGTCGTATGATTCCGAAACATGGCTCGGCCACGGCCACCTGCAAACCCTGCCTACAGTCTCAGAGGCCGCCAGCCTCTATGCCGAGTCGCTTAGCCTTGACTTGACTGGCCACCCTGCCACGGCCGTCGATCTGTCGGATCCCGCAAATTATCAAGGCCGACCCGTTGAGGTCTATGTCGGATTTTACGCCGCCGATGGAGCATTGCCCGCCACTAATATCTATAAGATTTTTTCCGGCACCATGTCGCAAGTACAATTCGACTCCGATGCCGCCTCAGAAGCATGGACCGTGAACGCCGAATCACGCCTCGTCGATCTCAACCGCGTAAAATCCGCACTCTCCACCCACGAAGAGCAACGCTCACGCTACCCCGCCGATATCGGCTACGCCCACGAATCTCGAGCCCGCACTGCCGTCGCACTATTTCGCGACCAAGACATCCCCGGCCCCGCCAGCCGCCGCATCATCTATGGTCAGCGGCGCGTCCCTGGCAACATCCTATTTGCCGGCACCTCCGGCAGCGCTTCCAAGTACCTAAATTTAGTAATCGAGATCGCCGATCATCAATGCCAAAGCATCGAGCAAGTCTACATCGACGAACGCGCCCTGCTCAGCGGCGGCGTCGTCGCCGGTGAGTTTGTCGGCTATGTGGATTACCATGCCAAACTGGGCGCGGCTGATCAAACGTATCTCGCCGCGCTAGAAACCGAGGTTGGCACATCGATTTGGGATAGTGACAGCCGCCTGCGTGGCGTGGCCTACATATATCTGCGCCTCCTGTCGAGCGAATCTGTGTTCGGCACAACCCTCCCCACCATCGAGGTCGAGGTTAAAGGCAAACTCATCTACGATCCACGCACCAGCAGCACCGTCTACTCCACCAATGCCGCCCTCGCCCTGCGCGATTATTTACTCGCTGAGTCAGGCTTTGGCGCCTCGATCGCTGAGCTAGACGACGCCGCCTTCGCAACTGCCGCCGATATCTGTGATCAGTCAGTCAGCAAAGCCGATGCGACTAGCGAGCCGCGTTACAGTGCCTCCGGCGTGATCGATACCAGCCGCACCATCGGCGATAATCTGCGCGCCCTAGTGCAAGCCTGCGCCGGAGTGCTGACTTATGCCGGCGGCCGATTCGTGTTGCTCGCTGGCCAGTATGTCGCCCCAGCCAGCACCCTCACCGAAGCCGATTTGCTCGGTGGAGAGGTTGTATCAAACTTAAATCGACGCACCTGGAGCAATGGCGCCAAAGGCGTCTATATATCCGCCGGTAATAATTGGAGCGAGGAAAATTACCCCAACTACACCAACGCCGCCCACGTCGTAACCGACGGCGAACCGCGCAACCTCATTTACGATTTGCCACTCACCACCAGCGCCGCCGCCGCGCAGCGCATTGCTAAAGTCGCCGTCAATGATACCCGCCGCAGCCGCGGCCTATCATTGCTCTGTCGGCTCCACGCCTACGAGCTACTCTGTGGCGATGTAGTCAAACTCACCCTGCCCCGCCTCGGCTATGTCGACGCCCTCTATCGCGTCGAATCCCTACGCCTACAGGCCGACGGCCTGCGCCTCGGCGTCGCCCTCGATCTACGTGAAATCGCCGCCACCCACTACGACTGGGATGCCAGCACCGAAGAGATCCAGCTCGACACCTTTACCGCGCCCCTCGACGTGCTCGAAAACTGGGTCAACGCCAAACTCTCGCCCCCCAGCGGCTCGCCCACCAGCCAATCATTTATCAGCAACTTTAGCGTCACCGTCACACATAATCAGACCGGCGTCACCTGTCGCTACACCCTCGACGGCTCCGAACCTAACGAGTCAGACCCCAGTGTCGCCAATGGCGGCACCATCGCCATCGTGCATAACAATGACGACGTCGTGCTAAAACTCAAAAACTTTGAGACCGCCGGCGACTTAGAGTCAGACGTGGTAACCTATAATTACACCGCGATCCTGACCGCCCCCGCAGCCAGCGGCGTCTATGTGTCGGGGGGCTCATATAATGGCGACGGCACAGTTTCAAGCCAATATTTCAATCTAATTTGGAGCGCCCCCGCCACCACCGACGACGGCACACCCGTCACGTTAGAGACACGCGATGAGACCGGATCATCCGCCGAGCGCGACTGGGATAGCCGCACCACCTGGGATATCTCAGTTCGAGAGTTAGGCGGTATTTGGATTTTCGAAGAGTACAAAGACTATGATGCCCGGACCCTCGCAACGGGCTATGTCACAAATACTCAAAACGAGGGGCCCAAAAACTATGCGCCGCCGCTGTTATTTCAGCACACGGGGGGGCCTCACGACGGCATGATCGTTTGCGGTAGCTGGGTAGACTCAGGCAATGGCGACGATATGGAATACCGCCGCCGCTCCAGGAATGATTCATTGGGCTCAGTTTATGGCGCCTGGTCGAGTTGGGCGGATTGCAACTTTATGCACAAAAGCGCTTTCCCAGTCGATGGCCACGAGCAGGCCGGGCATGATCTATACGATGGCGAGGTTGATTTTCTCTCCGCGTCAGGCCTGAGCACCGGGTTCCCGCTCAATACCAGCGGCACCATCTGGCAATATGAGGTCAGAGTGAGAGGCGACAGCTATGGCGATGTGTCCGACGTCACCAGCATCGCCGGCACGGAAACGTAACTAGCTCTGGCCCCTAAATGGGGATATTGAATCACTTCAGGAGTCCGCTCTTGACGGTTACGGGCAACGCATGACGTCGCTTGGATGACCCAGATGGAGCGGGCTTTTATTTATCTAAATAGTAAACGCGGGAAAGATTACAAATACACTGCAAAAATAACTAGATGAGACACTCTATATTAGAATAAGCAATCGCCTCGGCTTTTATGGTCGATCCTTTATAGTGCGAAAAAAACGTTTTCGGCTCACTCATGTGGCCAGTGTTATTGATCGTCGTTTCCAATCCAAAAAGATGAAACGAGTACGTCCCGAATGAATGCCGCGGCAAATCGCGCGGCCAAGGTGTCGGCAAGCCCGATTTATCCGCAATCGCGCGGCGCATTTTTTTAAAATTGTTACGGTTGATCGGCATCACCTGGCCAGTGCGCTCAGCCTCCGGAACCGCTGCCAACCAGCTCCACAAATTATTAAAACAGTCATGGATCAAGCGCGGATGCCGGATTTTCGAGACCGCCGCCCGGATCTGGATCGTGCGAGCGTCCAGATCGATGTCGCTCCACATTAGCCTCGCCTTCTGGCGATATGACGGCACCATTTCCTCAGGACGCACCCCCGCAAACCATTGGATCGCAAAGCCCGGCTGATACCGCGCCGGGCAGTGAGCCATAAATTCAGCGACCTGTGCCGGCTCCGCGATCGTGACGCGCTCTTTATCGGTTCTATCTGTCCGCAACTTGATGCGCAGAAACCACTCAGGGCCAGCCCATTGCCGCTCTGCGTCCGCGCACCACCTAAAAAACGCGATCGTCACGGCCATGTACGAGCGCACGCTCTCCGCGTTCGAGTACCGAGCCTGTGCCGCCCTGGAGACCATCACGGCCGAGATATCCTCAACCCGTGCCGAAGAACCTGCAACTGTCTCAAAAAATCCTAAAAACCGTTGCAAATTCGCCAGCGACGTAGGTCGGCCGCCAGCCAGCTCGGCCGCCTCGATATAGGCTCTGATCGCGGTTCCCAGCGGGGGAGCCTGTCGGGCGGTCGACCGCATCGCCCTCAGTCCGGCCTCGAAAATGGCATTTGCATCCACTCCGAGAGCAGCGGCCGCGCCCCGCGCCTTGCCGATTAAGATCCTTTCCTCAGCCGAAACCGCCAGCGCCGGGTCAAACGTTTCCCAGCCGTGTTGACGAGCAAAGAGCTGAGCATCAATTTTTTTTTCAAAATGTAACGTTTTGCGAGCGTCGCCCTCCCAGTAAATCACCCGATGCGGTTTTTTTCGACCATCGATTTTAAGAATGCGAGTTTTTCTAGGGCGTGACATCTGGTATCATACGAACCGTTTACGCATGTAAAATCAAATAAATAACCAAATATTTTTAAAAAAGAGAAGATTTGAATCAGTCGCTTAAAATCAAAGAAGCCCGCTCTATCAGTGATAACGCGGGCTAAAGAATGGTCGGGCCGACAGGATTTGAACCTGCGACCCCTTCACCTCCAGCGAAGTGCAAAACCTTTTATTTATGCGGTGTAGGCTGTTTTTTGGTATCATTTGGTACCGTTTATGCGGCCTAGAGGTTTGCGAGTGGAGTGACGTTTGCGATTTTAGGGAGGTTTTTGCTTTTGAATGTTTGCCACTGGATGCGGGCGTAGTCGCGCCGTGATAGCTCGATTCTTAAGTGCGGCTGGTGGCTGATTGCGCCGTATGGGTTGCTGTACTCGAGATCATACTGGATCTCGATGCTGTCGGTGTCTGGTAACAGCGGGTAGGCTGTGCGAAAAACTTGGCTGGCGTTACAGTAAATTTCGTGGTCTGGGGAAAATAAACCTAGGAGGCGGTGCTCTATTGTTAAATTTAACACGGTTTCGCCGGTGGCGATTTGGCCAGACTCATACAGTGTGATGTTGCGGATTTTTTGCCGTAAGGTTTGTTCGGCCCCCTCTGCTAAAGGGGCCTTTTCGCTACGGTTAAAAAGCGTTAGGATTAGGCAAATTAAACCAAACGAGAAAGCAAGAATCATTACTTGTTTATTATTTGATACTGTTTGATTATTCATTTTTACTTTTTTTTGAATACTTTTTTGCTTGGCCGTTTAAATGTTATACGTTTGGGTGGTGATTAATGTCAGATGGCCTAAAAATGTTAGCGGCGGCGGCCCGATTGAACAAACGTTCTGATGGCTGCGATATGTCTTGTAAATCTGATACGGGGACCTGCCATTTAATTACGTGCATTCTTGATTATGTCGACCAAGCAGAGGCTGAGAATCAACAACTAGAACTAGAATTGGAAGCGTTACGTCTACAGCGCGCTAAATTAATTCGCGCCAATGATGCGCAACTGAGTCTATGTATTTGCGAAGATCCCGTGGCAGTAGTAGACTAGGCCTATTTCTAATGAGTGGTGGGCGTTATGCCTGTTTTTTGTCGGTTTTTCGTTTGGTTTCTAAATCATTGAGAAGTCTTGTGTCATATTCAGTATGCTCGGCTGATTGGATATCAGGCTTATAAATTGCTCGGGTCTCGGTGTTCATGCCCTGCCGAAGCGCTTCGGAGATGGCGAGCTCGATGTATGCATTCATCGAGACCCCGTTAGCCTGCGCTTTGCGGCCGATGCGTGATTTTAGGGAATCATCGACTACTAGTGAAATTCTTGATTTGCCTTGTCCTGTTGCGTTAGTCGCCATGGTTTTTAATTGGTTCGGTTAACACTATACGCAAAAAATACACAATTTAAACACATTTCCTTGACAATGGGCTATCTTATTAAGATATTGCACATCTAATGAGTAGAGAAAACGCAATTGCCAGGATTAATTTAGAGCTACCGAATGCGATGAAGCGCGATCTCCAGCGGGTCGCCAAGGCGCAGGGCGAAACTGTTAGCACTGTGATCCGATCAATTCTTCGTAAAGATCTTAATAAGTTCTTAATAACTGATAAAAAGCCATGAACAACAAAACTACAAATCCAATTGGTCGAGGAACGAATAATGTGTCGGTAAACATGCCGCAAGCGTTGCACAGGCAACTCGGGCGGGAGGCGACGATGCGGGGGTTTAAAAGTAAGAGTGAGTTTATACGTCATGCAATTTTGCAATTATTAAAGGACACTGGCGCGGTGTGTTTGGCTTTTTTCCTGTGGGGGGCGGCGTCGCTGGTGTGTGGTGCTGGCGTGTGTGGTGAGTCAAATGATCTGCGTCGGGCGCAGGGTCGGCCGGCTCAATCAATCCGCTCGGCTATGCGTGGTGCCCGCCGGGAGGGTCAACTATGAGCCAAGGGCGCGCGCTGTTGCGATTGGACGGGGGTGGGTTATGATCTGGACAATCTCAGTTTTACTAATTTTAGAATTTTTTGTTCTAATGTGGGTGCTTGATGAGGCAAAAATCAAAACGATTTGCGGGCGCTTGGCCTTGTGGTTAAGGGCGAGCGGATACCGCGCCGATCGGCGTGAGCGTCGGCAATTATATATTAAAATGCGCCAGTCGGGTGTTTTAAATGAGGGGGAGGTGAGGGGATGAGAGTGGTACTAACAGAGCGTGATTATGCGATGGCGGATCTGGTGACGCAACAAGTTTTGGCGGCATTAGACGCGCAACTGCACCCTCGGGTGAGTGGTCAGGATGCGGCTAAACTGTTAGGGATCTGTTATCCAACGTTTAAAACACGGCATATTGATGAGGGGGATTTATTTTACATTCCGGGAACAAAGCGCTTTTGGCGCGCGGATATCCTAGAATTGAAACGCAAACGGGAGGCGATTGGACTATGAAGAAGAAGCTAACTGCAGGGCGGCGTGCCAGGATCGTGGAGATTTTAGAGCCGCTGGGCGAGGGGGTCGGGATCCGGTTAAAGGCGCGTAAAATTGCGGCGTGTTTGGGTGAGCCGTGCTCGTATCGACAGGGGCTGAGTCTTTTGGGTCAATTTAGTCGGCGCAGAAAACCGCCCGGAAAGACTGCCGCGCAAATCAATGAGGAGCGGTTCCAGCAGATGAAGGCGCTGCGTAAAGATCTATATTAAATTTTTTTAAAGAAACGCTAACTAACAAAAAAAGGAATATCAAATGCTCGGATTAAATCAATATTATGCATCCCCGAATGTGGGGAGTCGTAGCCGCCCGTTGGCACCTGTGCCACGTGTGATGAAAGTATGGGTCGGCGATGAGCCTGTCGCTATCCTCGTAGATGCGAATGCGAACGCACTGCTGGGGGTCGCCGCGAATCATTGGACGCCTGCGGTCGATAATTTGCTCGAGCGTCTGCTGGCTAAGGATGCGGATGCGATGTATCGCCGAAACGGCTCGATCGAGTCGATGCTCAATGCGGGATTTGTTTATCTCTCTTTTAAGGCTGCGGCGCAACTTAGCCAGGATGCGCCGAGCTGTATGGTGCTGCGTGCCCTGCTCAAGGCTGCGTTGTTGAAAAAGGAGCCGGCGGATGCGTCGCCGTTGTTCCAGCAAATAGAAAGGCAGGGCGCTTAATATGCAGTGTAAAAATTTACCTGAGAATTTTGTTGTGATCGATGTCGAGACGACTGATTTCGACGAGCGGCGGGGCGGGCTTTTAGAAATCGGTGCTGCGGATGCGTCGGGGCGTTGTTTTTACCGTCGGGTGCGCCTGGAGCGTGATCGCTGGGTTGAGGGTAGCGCGTTGGCGGTCAATGGTGTGGATCCGTTGGATCTGGCTGAGGGTATTCCTTTTGAAGAGGCGCTGTGCGATTTGTGTGGCTGGCTGTCTGGTGGTTCGAAGCGGTGGATCATGGGCGGCAAAAATCCACAATTTGATTACGCATGGCTGAAAGAATATTGGCCGGCGGGCTTGCTGGGATTGGAGATCGGTGCGGTGCTGTCGCGCCGGTGCATCGATCTGCATTCGTTGGCGTATGGCTACGCGCTCGAGCTGGGGCTGGATATGGCGGCCGATGGTTTTACCTCGGATGATATTTATGCCGAGCTGGGGATCAATAAAGAGCCGGTGCCGCATAATGCGTTGCGCGGTGCGCAGCATGAGATGGAGGGTTTTCGCCGTTTGTTGGTCGAGGGGGTAGAGCATGACGAGGATCCCTATTTCGAACAGTGCATGGAACAAATGTCTAGGCAGTGGGTGAGCACGGTGAGTGCGCCGGAGATCGACAACGGTGTGCCGCAGCCGGGCTTTATGGAGCAGGCGATGGGCAATCTTCAAAACTTCAAAACGTTAGAAAGATAAGCATGGTTTACGCGGCGCATATACAAAATATTTATTCTCTGCTGGGTGCGGAGACAGTGCTGCTGCAGTCGCGAAAAGGTACCAAATTTCCAGTCGCGAAAGGCTGGCAGTCGACAACGTTCGAGGCCACGCAATCCGAAAACTACCAGGCGCAGCTGGCGCAGGGTAATGTCGGGGTATTGCTCGGTGAGGCGTCGGGCGGTCTGTGCGCGATCGATATCGATCACGATGATCTGATGGAGGAATTTTTTACGCTCAACGCCGGGCTCCGTGATACATTGATCACGCGTGGCGAGCGTGGCGTGCAGGTGTGGGTGCGTTGTTTGCGTGACTCAGAGGCTGAGCTGCGCGGCATGGATAGCTGGCCTAAACTTTATCCGCTCAAATTTGGCGACCGTTACACCGAATCGACGACGGGCACGGGTGAGAAGGTGCCGGTGTGCTTTGGCGAGTGGCGTGCCGATGGCGGTCAATCGATCGTTTATGGTACCCATCCGAGCGGCTGTAATTACTCGATGTTTAACGAGTCGCCGGTGCGTGAGGTGTATTTCCGTGAGATCGAATGGCCTGCTGGCCTGCTGACTCCCTGGGTGGATAATTGGCTCGAACGTCTAAAAGTCGTTTTTGGCGATCCGTGGACGGCTAACATCGGGCCCGGCGGTGAGCTGTTGGAGATTAAAGCCATGTGCGAGCCGTATTGGGCGGGGCGTTTTATATATCATTATCATGTGATTTACGAGGCCGACGAAGAGCGGTTTTATTTTTACAACGACGAGTCGGGCAGCTGGGATCATATTAGTGAACAAGAAATTGCGGTCAAATTGGCGGCTATGATGCTCGAGGTGTCGCGTGATATGTCGCTGCCGGTGCTGCGCGGCACGAAGTTCCGGAGCGCCGCGAAGCTGGGCGCGGTGATCACCTGGCTCAAAGGTTACACCGCGAAGCGCGGCGTGTTTAAAATCCGCCTCGGACTGGTGCATCTGCTTAACGGCATGCTCGATCTGACTGCGGCGGTGCCAAAGTTAAAAGCTTTTTCGCCTTATTACTATTCGCGTAATCAAATTCCCGTCAGCTATCAGGGCGGCGCCAAGTGCCCTAAATTTATGACTGATCTATTGCTCCGGGCGCTCCCTGCTGAGGATGCCGATCTGCTGCAGCGCTGGGGTGGTCAAATGTTGCTCCAAAAGAATGTGACGCAGAAATTTATGATTCTAACGGGTGCCGCTGGTGCCGGTAAATCGACGGTGCTGGAGGTGTTCCAGCGCATGATCGGAGAGGAGAATTGCGAGCAGCTGCGCACCGAGCAACTGCTGGAGCGTTTCGAGCTCGGTAGCTACATCGGCTCGACTGCGTTGTTTGGCTCGGATGTGCCGGGGCATTTCCTGATGCAGAAAGGTGCGTATGTGATCAAATCACTGACCGGTGGCGATCTGATTCGCGGCGAGGTCAAAGGCGTGCGGGAAAAAGTTTCGATGCGTGGAGAGTTTAATATCGGTATCACCTGCAATTCCCGGTTAAAACTCGATTTAAATGCCGATGCCGCAGCCTGGAGCCGCCGTTTATTGATCGTGCCCTACCAATGCGAGCGACCAGAAAAACCGATTCCTGAGTTTGCGCGCTGGCTATTTGAAAACGAAGGTGCCGGCATTTTAAATTGGTTGATTGAAGGCGCGATCCGCGTCCTTCAGGGCGACCGCATGCAGCTCTCCGATCGACAGTCCGATCTGGTGCAGGATCTACTCGAAGAATCTGACTCGATCCGCTCATTCATGGGGCGCTGTGTGCGACTACAAAAAGGCTCAGACGTTACGAGCGAAGAATTGGTTAAAGCCTATGTTGAATTTTGTAACTCACGTGGCTGGGATGCCATGCCGAATCGCTCAATTGAGCGAGCCCTGCCAGATCTTATGCTAGAGCTTTACCGCACCAACAAAAGCAATTCGATCAGCCGCGATGGTAAAGATCAGCGCGGGTATAATCATATAAAACTTCTAAAAGAGGAGGATTACGTCGATGAGTAACCGAACACCATCCAGCATGCGCACACGTCTCGACAAGACCACCAACGCGAAACGCTACCTGCAAACGATCAGCAAAGCGCCAATGGGGGCGGGAGTGGTGGAGTATGCACCACCGCTCGACCGCTCTGAGGTGCTCGATATCGCCTCGGGTGTCATCGATGTCTCTTTAGCGTCGGACAATGCGGGCCGCTATTATCTGCCGTGCCCAGGACAAACAATGCATAGCAACGGTAAATCAGCGCGGCGTGATTGTGAGTTCATGCCAGACGGTGCTCCGACGCTGCGGTGTTTCCATGAGTCGTGCAGTGCGGTGCTCGATGAACTAAATCGATCGATAAGATCCGCCTGCGGTAAAGCCAAAGTGCGCAAATTCACGGACTCGACCGCACGGGCTACGCAGGCCGCTAAGGCGCTGATCATAGGTTTCGACATACCCGAGGCTAATGCGCGGGTAATTTTAAACGAATGGGCGGCGGGCTGCACGCCGCCGATCAGCTCCGGAGATATCGTGTCCGGGCTCAGGTCGGCAAAGCTAGCCTACAACCGCTCGCCCGAGTCGGTAGGATGTCTCGCCACCGGCGGCGCGATGCCCGCCGCTCTCACCTCCCCCCGACCCCCTCCGGCGGGGAAGGGGTCAGGAATGTCGCACGCGGGGTCAATGAGTAAGCCCCAGCCTGGGCGAGGAGTGCGACGTGAGGAGCCGATCTATATCGGAGCCATCGGAGCACTCGCCAAGGCCGCCAAGCAAATCGCCACCGAATATGAGGAGAATTACGGAAAGCGGCCGATCACTTTCCTGGTCGGCACCTCGCACGTCGGATCTTTTCCCGCTCGTCTCGCAGGGCTCCCTGCAGAGCGACATAATCACCAGGCGCATTCTGTGATTGGATAGCTAGGCTACGGATATGACGGCAAAACATAACTCTACTCACTATATATTTACTTAATATTACATCTAACTAAATGAAAAATAAGTGTCATAAGTGTCGGCAAATAGGAAAAACGCAGGGGAAACCCCACGCTTCTCAGCCGTTAAAGCGTTGCGCTGCCCTGAGTTGCGCGGAGTTGATTCCATCGAATGGCGTGCGATTCTGTGCCGAACATGTTCCAAAAGTATGCCCCCGTGATCGATCCGAATATCACCGGGCCAATAAATATTTTTATAGCTCGGCGCGTTGGCGAGGTTTTCGCAAATGGTTCCTCCGGCAGTTTCCAATCTGCTCGGATACCAAATGCACCGCACCCGCCACCGACGTCGATCACATCAAAGCGATTGAGGATGGTGGCGAGAAATTTGATTCGAACAATTGTCAATCATTGTGCCACTCATGCCACTCGATCAAAACTCGGACCGACCAACTGGCAGGCCGTCGCACCTCCGCTCATGGGGAGGGGGGGGTGAAAACCTACAGCTCAAATCGTATCCTAC